GCATTCGCTCTTCTGTATTCGATCGGAGCTGCGAAATCAACAGTTACGTTTTCATCTGGAACATATGTTGGGTCAACATGTTGCATATATGAAACGATATCTTTTTCCCAAGCATTCGCCTGCCATCCCAATGCTGTTGCCATGTTCGCTAACGTCCCATATACTGTGCTAGCAGTATCTTTACCAGAAGATTGCCAAGCACTATTGGCGAATTCTGACCAATTACCGTAATAATAATTGCCACCAGTGTTAGCATTTCCAATTTCAAATTGTGTATTTGATGATGATACGCCAACCCATGCAGCGCCACCTTCGAGTTTAACAAAGGCATTTCTTCCGATTTTTGCAGATTGAACATTACCTGTTGCTGAACTGGTTTCTATTCTAATGACTGAGTTATGTTTGTTTATTAAAACATTATCATCGATGTACATAATTTGCGCATTTTCTTTCGGCGAACCACCAGGAGACTGTGGTATTCCTAATGCGTATAACATACCTTCACCACCACCACTAGGTCTGTGAAAATGTAAAACTAAATTTGATCTAATTATTGCGCCTTCTGTGTTACCGACGCCCGTTAGAAGACCAGTTCCATATGCACCAGGTGGAACCATATGATCGTCATGCAGTACAAGGTTATTTTCCACAGGAGCATTTTGAAAATAAGTTCTACTTGCTTCGGAGCCTCCAATTGCTACTGCTGATTGATTCCATAGAAATGCATTATTTTTAGCGGTTCCGCCAACTCTCATTTGTACGCAACCACCACCGCCTCCTCTTGAGATTATATTTCCTTCAAATTCAATTTCTTTATATGACGATATATAGCAATTTCTATCGAAAAATGTTCTTGATGGTTGAACTCCTGAACCAACGGCTAATTCGCCTCTAGATCCCGATGCAGTTACGCCACCAGTCCAAGTATTCGGTTTTTTTGGATCTTCTTTATACCCATTCATGTCAAAAATGCACTCAGAAATCCAATTTTTATCTGTTTGCCCAATGAATAGTCCTTGCACGTGAGGATCTTGAAGAACACCACTACTATTAAAGTATGGTAATTGATATGCATTATTGACGACGCACCTTCTGAGAATATATGTTGAATCTGCAGCTTCAGTTAGCTGGTGTGATCCAATTCCACCGCCTTGTATCTTAATATCTTCCAACATAACACTTTTTGGACCATAAAGAATTTGAACAAACGACTCACCATATGGTGAATTGTCTAAAATTTCAAGAGAAAAAATGTAAAAATTACTTTGTGTAATTCTTCCCCAAATTGCAGACCCAACATTCATATTTGCGAGTTTGGGTCTATCGATTGTAATATCCCCATATGCGCCAAATGCCCTTCTTTCGTTGGTTGATGGTCCACCGCCAGTTCCTTCTGATAAAAATTTCCCACCAGGATATGCAGTTCCTGAAATTAGTGTTGATAAATCAAACGTGTCTCCACGTTTGAATAGAATCCAATCTGGCACTCTTGTTGCCGTTCCAGTTGGAATGCATCTAGCTGCGGTGTATGCTGATGACAATGTTAAATGAGGATTAATCGGACCAATTGGGTTTGTTGGGTCAGGACCAATGACTGGATCAGTTGGTAAATAGTAACTTCGACTGTATTGATTGCTATTCGCTGTTGTATCATTACCATCGGAAGTCGAGACATAAACTATTCTGGCTGTTTGCGATAAAAACTGAGACTGTACTGCCCAACCATCATTGTCAAATAATATTCCTCTTTTCGTCTTTACTCCTGACGGCACATTAGTTTTAGTTTTTCCGAAAGCAAGTATTCTGGTGAACGATTTCATATTATTACCCGAATGATATTAATTGAGCGAATGTTGTATATACAAAATTCCTATTCATTATACTATATGAGATGATATCAGTTTTATTTGGATTCCCATTCGGAGTGACTCCACCTAACCAGGTTATTGTTTGCGCGACTCCTCCAATTTGCACAGCATTTGGTAGATATGCAGTTCCTCCTTGGTTCAGAACTATAGTCAACCCAATTGCGGTATTTGTTGGCAATGCTGTATTTGCAAAATTTGCAGTAAAATTGCTTGCAATTTGAGAATGCACAAACACAGTATTGTTTCCATTAGCGCAATCGTGAGTTACGACTCCGCTCGAGAATGTTAAATCTTTAATAAACTCATAAGTGACAAATCCTTCTCCTGGCACACCAATCGGACCAACTGGACCAACCACGCCTTGTGCCCCAACGCCACCAGTTGAACCTTGTCGACCTTGTGCTCCTTGTGCTCCTTGAACACCAGTAGGACCAGTTGCTCCTTGTGCTCCAGCGGTTCCCTGAGCGCCAGCAGATCCTTGAACGCCAGTGGCTCCTTGAGCGCCAGCAACACCTTGCGCTCCTGTTGCTCCAGTTGGTCCAGGCGCTCCAGTCGCGCCAGTTGCACCAGGAGCTCCTGGTGCCCCAGATGATCCAGTTGGACCTGTTGGTCCAGTTACTCCTGTTGCTCCACTTGCTCCTTGAGCGCCAGTGGGACCAGCGGGTCCTTGCGCTCCTGGCGCCCCAGTTGGTCCAGTTGCACCTGATTCTCCTGTTGAACCAGGCGCACCAGTTGCACCAGTGTCTCCAGTTGCACCAGGAGGACCAGATTCACCAGCAGCTCCTTGTGCACCAGGCGCTCCAGATGCTCCTTGTGCGCCAGCGGGTCCAGTTGGACCTGGTGATCCAGCAGTTCCCTGAGCGCCAGATGTGCCTTGCGCGCCAGCAGGACCAGGAGGTCCAGAAGGTCCGATTGGACCAGGATCGCCAATGTCACCAGTTCTTGCTAAAGTGACTGAGATTGATTCGTTATTTGCAAAAGAATTAGTTGTATTTGAAAAACTTGCGCAATTTACTGTAAAATAACCAACCTGTTCAATAACATCGTCGATTGTGTATAGTACATAGTTTCCAGTATTCGATAGCGAAGTTATTTTAAAATGCCCTTTAATAGATGACGTAGAATCATCTATAGTTCTCATATATGTTTGAATATCAATCGAACCAACGCTCTGGTCATCGATATACATTTTTGTCGCTGACGTCAAATTGGCATTATTGAATTTAACTTTTCCGTCGCCTGGGTCGCTTTCGGTTGTGTTTGTTAAAAACGTATAATCAAAACTTGCTCCACCAAATCCACCAGCTTCTCCAGGAGCTCCTTGCGCTCCACCACCAGCTGCTCCTTGAACACCTGGTACACCAGGTGCACCCTGAGCGCCAGCGCCAAAAGCGCCCTGAACACCCTGTGGTCCAGTAGAACCAGTCGCGCCCTGAACGCCTTGCGGACCAGGCGTTCCTGGTGTTCCAGCTGCACCAGGAGCACCAGTGGATCCAGTTGCACCAGTTGCACCAGTGGATCCAGTTGCACCAGTAGCTCCAGTCGCACCAGTCGTTCCTGGCGATCCTGGAGTACCAGGAGTCCCTGGTGCACCCTGAGCGCCTTGCGCGCCGCTACCGCCACCGCCGCTGGCATAAAGTTCATCAAAATTCTGATTGACTTTTGTGAATGCAGTCCTTAACTTATCACCAGTTCCATCATTCGCAGATGTTCCAACATTAATTGTTTGTTTTGCCATTTTAGTTATCCGTCGTTATCGTCTACTGATATTATTGCGTTATCTGTGAACAATATTGTACTGTCTGCCACTTCAAAGTTTCCAATATTCGGTTGTTCTTGTATAATATCTGTGAATCCATAATCACTATTAGCGTTCGCAGCATATGGGTCTGGAAGAGCTGCTTGGTAAACATATTGTGTATTTGAAACATAATCATATGTATTCGCAATTGCTTTGCGAATGATTTTCGCAGTTTTATCTTCTGTAGCAAAGAAAAATGTTTTCATTGTAAAAGTCAAAGTCCAAGTCAATATTCTTGGTGTTATATCTGGACCTTCATATTGTGGAATATAATCAACAGTATCTAGCTGTATAGGGACATCAAGAGAAATATCATATCCATCAAGATAATTTAATGTGATAACATAATCTGGAGCGAAAAATGGAAGAATCTGTTCAACGATTTGTGTCCCATCCTCGACGTTTCTTACATAGATGTTCAGTTCAAATCCTATGTTATAAGGAACGGGACCATAGACTTTAGATACAGTATTCTCATCATTCGCATTGACTTTGGTTACTGTATTGAACTTTGATAGTTTTCTTGAAGAGTCATATGAAAGAGAAGTCATTTCAAATGACATTCTTGGTAATTGAATCTGAGTTGCTTTTGCTAATTCTGGTTCTGCGAACAGTCTTGAAACAAAGTTTTCTTTTCCAGAATATGACAGTGGCACTGTTTGTCTGCCGTGTTCATCAGTACCATCTTTGCTATACTTTAACATCGTAATGTTATTGAAAAGATTTCCGAACGCAACAACATTCTTTCTTATGATTCTATGGTAAAAATGATTAGTGCTAAACATTACAGATTACCAAATGGGTTATTTTCGGTGAAATCTATAATATCTGATGCTTCAGTTTCAATTTGCCTATTATTATCAATTAGATCTGAAACATTGTCCATCTCATCAACGCTGAGCATCGTGAATGCCGCGTTTGTTGTTACGCCACGAATAACGGTGTTAACTGCAAATTCGCCAACAATGCTTCGAAGATCAAGTTTCAGCGTTGGCTTATCCCAAGCTGTAACTTCAGCAGTTGCCGTCGCGTTCGCATAACTATTTCCTTGATATACAATCTCATTGGTTTGATATGTTAATGTACCGCCACTTTGCATTGAGAATCTATATGAAGAAGCATTTAGTAATTGCATGTCATCAACTTCTGTCCAACCAGTTTCCATATTGTCATTATTGAATCTGAAGAATTCACAATTAAGTTTGAAACCATAGAAATTATTTTTACCAAACGTGAAGAAGAAGTGTTCTTCCTCAACGAATTTAATTTCAAACAGAGCTTGGAAATTCTTGAGCCAAAGTAAATCGCCTTCGCGCGGTCTTGGGTAATCAGCGATAGGAATGACTTTCTTATAGGCTCTGTGTGGTAGAATGAAGCTGACTTCCTTTCTAACTTCCAATCCAAATTTGCTAAACAGTTCACCACCATCAAACCCATCAACGTTGTTGATATAAACTTCCATCGGATATGCAGCGCTGAACTTCTTGGTCGGATCGTCGCCAAACAATAAGTCAATCTCAGAATCTGAATCCCTGGGAATATAATATGAATCAATTCCGTAGATCTTTACAACTTCCCCAATTAAATCTTCGTAGAGAAGTTGCTCAGGTCTTGAGTTAAAGTTGTTGAAGTAGTTACTTGTTGCCATTATCCAACCAAGAAACCAGGTGGCTCTTCATGAACATCGCGTAGATCTTCTTCGAGTTCTTTTATTTCTTCTACAGCTTCATCATAGATCTGCTGACCATTCATCATGATGCCACCAGGTAATTGAACGCCTGTAAATTTCTTGAGATTATTTCCCCACTGTCGCTTGAATAATGCAGTGGTATATCTCTGTAACCAACTTTCGCTCCAGAACTCAGTGGAGTTTTCAACGTCCAATACTTGATAGCATTCAAACACCAAATATTTTCCTACAGCTGCTTGCTTTTCCCAATTAAAATCGATGAATATTTTATTGTTTCTGCGATTGAACCGAATGGGCGTTTCGCCGACAAGAATCATTTCCAATGTTCTAAGATGTGAGCGCACCATCGTGTAATAGAGATAATCAGCAGAACTGAAGTCATACAATTCATTTAAGCGTAACTGGTAGTTCAAATCAAAAATATTGAAGTCACTACCTGTGTAAATTGAATCGCTTTGAAGAGCAAATATTCTGGTCACGCCAATGATTGAATCTGGGCATGAGATGTATTGGTTCGTAACATCATTAGCAGTGACTTGATGTTTGTAGTATACTAGATTGGTTCCATCAGTGTGATATGACTGAAACTTTGATATCGCATCGTCTATCCTATCTTCAAGTTGATCTTCGTCAACGTTGATTTCGATAACAGGAAATCCAAGTGCACGCAAACAGTAATCTTTTAATGTTGATCTGTTAGTTGGTTTTGCCATGTTATTCCCTGAAATTAATATCTATTTATTAGATCAAACAATTTCAATTCAACCACATCTAATCTATTTTTCAATGCATTGTTTTCTGAGATCAATTCTTTAATTGCTTCCACTAACAACGGAGCAGTCTTTTCATATTGAATTGTATAGTATTCTCCGTTGGCAATTGCTGACGGTCTTACAGCTTCTTCAAGAGAAATCATCATCTCTTGAGCAGATAGACCAACATATTTTCTTTCACCATCAAATCCATATTCAACTGCTTTGTCATTAAATTTGAAGAAGAACCCGTTCAGTTTTGACACTCTTTCGAGAGGATTATCGATATTGCCAAGTTTATTCTTCAATCTATCGTCAGAAGCGAATGCAGTAATATCACCAGGAGTAGAAATATTTCCAGTTGATGGTTGAATTGTAATTGCTGTTGATGTTGTTCTTACTCTTGGTTCTTGCGAACCTGTTCCTAAAGCAAATAACAAATAGTGAGTTGTCGCTGACGTATCATTAACAACGCTGATTGATGTTGGCGCTGATCCTGGCGCACCTTGAGCACCAGCTGGTCCAGTTGGTCCTGTCGGTCCTGTCGGTCCTGTTGGTCCAGGAGCTCCTTGACCAAGATCTCCTTGCGCGCCAGGTGGTCCTGTTGGACCCGTTGGACCAGTAGATCCCGTTGGACCAGTCGATCCTGTTGGTCCTGTTGGTCCAAGTGCACCTTGAACGCCTTGTGGACCCGTTGGTCCTGTTGGACCCGTTGGACCAGTAGATCCCGTTGGACCAGTCGATCCCGTTGGTCCTGTTGGTCCAAGTGCACCTTGAACGCCTTGTGGACCCGTTGGTCCTGTTGGACCAGTCGATCCAGTCGGTCCCGTTGATCCCGTCGATCCTGTTGGTCCTGTTGGACCGAGTGCACCTTGAACGCCTTGTGGACCCGTTGGTCCTGTTGGACCTGTTGGACCTGTTGGACCTGTTGGACCATTTGGTCCAGTAGATCCTTGCGCTCCAGGTGGACCTGTCGGTCCCGTCGGTCCTGTTGGACCTGTTGGTCCTGCAGAACCCTGAACTCCAGGCGGACCAGTCGGTCCAGTTGGACCTGTGGGTCCAGTCGGTCCCGTCGGTCCTGTTGGTCCAAGTGCGCCTTGAACGCCTTGAGGACCAGTCGAACCAGTTGGTCCTGTTGGTCCAAGTGCACCTTGAACGCCTTGTGGACCCGTTGGTCCTGTTGGACCCGTTGGTCCTGTTGGACCTGTTGGTCCTGTTGGTCCAAGTGCACCTTGAACGCCTTGTGGACCCGTTGGTCCTGTTGGACCTGTTGGACCAGTCGATCCCGTTGGTCCTGTTGGTCCTGTTGGTCCAAGTGCACCTTGAACGCCTTGTGGACCCGTTGGTCCTGTAGGACCTGAAGCACCAGTAGATCCACACGAACCTGATGGTCC